GGGCAATGGATCATGCGCTTCATGACAGAGGCCAAGGTGCTGCCCGCCAGCGTGCTCAACCGCCGCGTGGAAGAAAAGGCCGATGCCATTGAGAAGAGCGAAGGCCGCAGGCCAGGCAAGAAGGAAAAGAAGGACCTCAAGGACGAGGCCAAGCTGGACCTGCTGCCCATGGCCTTCACCAAGCAGGGCGCCATGTGGGTCTGGCTGGACCCCAAGGCGCGCCTCCTGGTGCTGGACACCGGCAGCCAGACGCGCGCCGACGAAGTGGTCAGCGCGCTGGTCGAGGGCGTGACCGGCTTTGCGCTGGCCCTGCTGGATACGCAGACCAGCGCCCAGGCCGCCATGGCGCACTGGCTGACCACGCAAGAGCCGCCCGCAGGCTTTTCCATCGACCGCGAGTGCGAGCTCAAGGCAGCGGACGAATCCAAGGCCGTGGTGCGCTACGGCCGGCACCCGCTGGACATCGCAGAGGTGCGCCAGCACATCGAGCACGGCAAGATGCCCACGCGCCTGGCGCTGACCTGGGATGGCCGCGTGAGCTTCGTGCTGACCGAGCAGCTGCAGGTACGCAAGATCACTCTGCTGGACGCGGTGACCGAGGGCCAGTCCCAGGACGATGGCGGCTTTGATGCCGATGTGGCGATCACGACGGGCGAGCTGTCCCGGCTGATCCCCGACCTGGTCGAAGCGCTGGACGGCGAGGGGCGGACGGGGTTGGGCATGGACCTGCCGGCATCGCGGCAAAAAGGCGGTGCGATGACCGGGCCAGGCCAAGCACCTGCGGATGCCGATCCCAGTAGCGCTCCGTTTTAGGCCTGCGAGGGCCGCAGAGGCCTTCCAAATCGTTCCAAAACAAAAATCCAGGGGGATGCCGCTGTCAGGGCGCTCCCCCGCTCAAATCGCCGCAAATCCCAACATGCAGATCTGGACCTTGCAATGACCTCGAATCACATCGCCGCAATCCACGCGCTCAAGTCCAAGCTGCAGCTGACCGACGATGACTACCGCGCCCTGCTGCGCAATCTGACGGGCCTGGCCAGCAGCAAGGACATGACGGCTGAGCAGCGCGAAGCCGTGCGCGACCACATGCAGAGCCTCGCGGTGCGTGCCGGCGTGGCCAAGCCAACGCGCAGCCGCCGCAACACGTTTGCACAGTCCAAAGCTGCCGCCACGCCGAGGGAGCGCAAGGTGTGGGCCTTGTGGCACCAGCTCTACCGTGACGGCAAGCTGCGCGACAACAGCGCTGTTTCCCTCAATGCATTCGTGCAGCGCACGGTCAGCGTCTCGGCGCTGCGCTTCGCCACCAGCGCGCAACTGGACACGGTCATTGAAGCGCTCAAGGCTTGGCAACAGCGAGGAGATGCCGATGTCTCCTGACACGCATGATCTGGAGCTGCTGCTGCCCACCGAGTACCCGGGCCTCTGGCGCGACATGGCTGCCGCCATCTATCTGCGGCTGCGCAGTGGTGGTGAGACCCCTGGAGATGCACGCGCGCATGCTCTGCTCGCCATGGCCCTTGCGGAGACCGTGGCCGAGGCCATCGGCGGTGACACGATCTATATTCCTGTCGGTCACTTCTTCCACAACGACACCCGTGCCCGCGCCCTGATCGCCGATTGCACGCCTGGCAAAAACCTCGCAGAGGTTGCCAGGCGCCACGGCTACACGCCGGCCCGTGCGAAGCAGATCCTGCGCGATTGGGCGCGCGAGGACTTCCAGGCCCGCCAGGGCCACCTCTCGCTGGATTGATGCCCAGCGGCGTCCCGCGCCCTGACGCCGCTCCCTAGAAGCTGCCCTTCTAACACCCGCGCGCATGCACTCCGAAGATTCGGGGCATGACGCACACCACGGCTACCTCCAAACCCCTGCACATTTTCAAGCCCGGCCAGTGGACCACCACGGCCGGCGAAAAGATCGAGTTCAGCGAAGCCGATCTGCAGGCCAGTGCGCGGGCCTACGACCCCAAGAAATCCAAGGCCCCCATCGTGGTGGGCCACCCCAAGACGGACGATCCAGCGCAGGGTTGGGCCGCTGGTCTGACTGTGGGCGAGCGCGGTCTCTACGCGCTCCCTGAAAAAGTAGACCCCGAGTTCGCCGAAGCGGTCCGCGCGGGTCGCTACGGCACCGTCTCCTCCAAGTTCTACCGGCCCGACGACGCCAACAACCCCGTCCCCGGTGTCTGGTACCTGCGCCACATCGGCTTTCTGGGTGCACAGCCGCCCGCAGTGAAGGGCCTGGATGCCCCCGAGTTCGCCGATGGCGACGACGACGGCTGTGTGTGCTTTCAGGAGGGCATCGCCTTTGGTGAATGGGATGCCATGACCTCCGCGAACCTGTGGCGCGGCCTGCGCGACTGGATCGTCTCCAAGTTCGGGCTGGAGGAGGCCGACAAGGTGCTGCCCAGCTACCAGGTCAGTTCCCTCGAAATCAATGCCAACCAGGACCTGCGCACACAAGGCAATGCCGTGGCGTTCGCAGAAACCTCCGTACTTCCCCGTCCCTCTCATCCACCCAAGGAGTCTTCTGTGAATGAACAAGAAGCCGCGCAGCTGCGCGAACAAAACGCCGCGCTGCAGCGGCAGGTCCAGGAATCGCAACAGCAGATCCAGGACGCAAAAAAGCGAGAGCACGAACGCCAGGCCGAAGCCATCCGCCAGGACAACGTGGCTTTCGCCGAGTCGCTGGTCGGCCAGGCGCGCATCCCTTCCGCCATGAAGGACCAGGTCGCCGCCATAGGTGCCCAGCTGCAATCCACGCCCGACGTCGAGTTCGGCGAAGGCGACGCCAAGAAGCCGCTGCATGCGCTCTTCCGCGAGCTCCTGCAGGCCCTGCCTGCACAGGTTGAGTTCTCGGAGACCGCCACCCGCGATCGCGCAGCTGCGGCCGAGGCAGCCGCCACGGCCAGCACTCCGGTGGAGTTCGCCGAAGGCGCTGACCCTGAGCGCGTGCAGCAGGACCAGCGCATCCGCGCCTACGCCAAGAAGCACAGCGTGTCCTATGCGACGGCTGCGCACGCAGTGATGCGCCAAAAGTAATCCACCCCCATACCTCAAGGAGAAACACATGGGACGTTTGAGCAAACTGCGCGTGGTGGACCCGGTCCTCAGCGCGCTGGCCTTGGGCTACAGCAATGCCGCCTTCGTGGGCGAGCAGTTGCTGCCCTTCGTGACGCTGGACAAAGAGGGCGGCAAGATTCCAACATTCGGTAAGGATGCCTTCCGCATCTACGCGACCGAGCGTGCATTGCGCGCCAAGTCCAACCGGATCAGCCCCGAGGACGTCGACGGCATTGACATCGCGCTGGACGAGCACGATCTGGAGTATCCGATCGACTACCGCGAAGACGCCGAAGCTGCGTTCCCGCTGCAGGCCCACGCGACCAATCGCGTCGTGGAAGGCATCCGCCTGCGCCACGAAGCCATGGTGGCCAGCATGACGCAGAACCCCAACAACTACCCGGTGGGCAACAAGATCGCGCTGTCGGGCTCCAGCGTGTTCACAGACCCCGACAGCGACCCCGAGGGGGTCGTGGATGACGGCAAAGCTGCTGTCCGCAACAAGATCGTCAAGGAACCGAACACCATGGTGCTCGGCTACAAGACCTGGCGCGCGCTCAAGCGCCATCCCAAGCTCAAGGCGATCCTGAGCGACCAACGCTCCCGCCTGGTGCAACTGGCTGACCTGCGCGAGATCTTCGAGATCGAGAACATCGTGGTGGGCAAGGGCATCTACGCCACCGACAGCGGCACCGTGATCGACCTGTGGGGCGGCACTCTGGTCATGGCCTACGTGCCCACGGCCGCACCGGCTGCTGCCGGCGATGCCCCCGTGCGCTCGGCCTACGAGCCCAGCTACGGCTACACGCTGCGCAAGCGCGGCAACCCGGTGGTCGACACCCGCACCGAAGACGGCAAGCTGGAAATCATCCGCAACACCGACATCTTCCGCCCCTACATCCTGGGCGCGGAAGCTGGCTACCTTGTGACGGGAGCGGCATGACCATGGCCAAAAGCAATCCACCCCAAAAGCCGGCAGCTGCAGTGACAGCCGCCACCGATGTGGCCAAGGGCACGCCCGATACCACTGGGCAACTGCAGCAAGACGGCCAGAACACTGCCGGCAGCGCCGCAGACACCGGGCAAGTCACCGCAGCAGAGCCCGGCGCCGGTTCAGCCGGCAACGCTGCTGGCCTCGGCGACAACGCCCAGCTTGTGCCGACAGGCGCCTCCGACCAGACCCCCCTGCTGCATCCCGACCAGGTGCAGCAGGGAGATCCCATAAGGGCCTACATCGTGGACTCCGTCCCGATCCGGCACAACGGCGAGTACTTCTGTCTCGGCGAACGCATCGAGCTCGCGGAGAGCGATGCATTCCGCCTGGGTGGCTTGGTCACGCTCGCCTCCCCTGACACAAAGGAATGACGTCCATGCAAACCGAACAGATCCTCATGGCCACCAGCGAAAAGGCCACCACAGCTCTCAAGCGCCAGCGCCTGGTGAATTTCCTGGGCGGCCAGGCCGGTGATGGTGAGGCCACGCTGGGCACGGCCAATGCCGACTACTCGGCGGGCGAGCAGGCCGGCGTCAACACCCACGGCTCGTTGCTGGTCGAAGCTGGTGCCGCTATCGCCCGTGGCGCGCAGGTCCAGTCCGACGCCCAGGGCCGCGCCATCACGCTGGCCGCAGGCGTGGCGGCCGGCCGCACCCGCGACGCTGCCACGGCAGCTGGTGAAATCATCCGCATCATGCGCTGACCGCCATGGCCGCCTATGCATCCATCGCCGACCTGGTCAGTGCCGCCACTGGTGGCTGGACCGAGCTGGCGCAGCGTGCCGCGCCCGAGCAAGTGCTCGACGGCGCCTTGCTGCAGATCGTGGCCGCAGGCGGTGACGCCAGCGAGTGGACGCCTGATGCCGTGACAGCTGCTACGGCCGCGCTGGCCCGCTTGCAGGATGCGCTGGAGCGAGCCAGCAGGCATGCCGACACCTACCTGTTCCCGCGCTACCGCGTGCGCATGCCGCTGTCCCAGGACCTGGTCCAGGGCAGCAGCCTGCCTGCGGCGGTGGCCGCGATCGCGCTCAAGCGCCTCTACGGCACCTCGGTGCCCGAGGATCTGCGCCGGGGTTCCGCCTGGGCGGATGACTACCTGGCCGGGTTGTCGAAGGGTACGGTCAGCCTGGGCGGTGGAGATGCCGACGTCGCGCAGCCGCCCGGTCGAATGGTCACACGTGCACCGTCCAGCGCCTTCGATTGGGGAGCGTACTGATGTCTACGACCACCGGAGCCGCCACGGCGCACCCCAACAACTTCCTGGAGCCCGAGCCTCATATCGTCGCGCGCATCAAGTCGCTCCTGCCAGGCGTGCATGTCCTGACCGGCGCGGATCTGGCCGCAACGAAAGAGGAATCGCAGCCGGTCCCTGCTGTGCATGTGATCTGGAACGGCTTTCGGGTACTGGAGACGCGGATTGACGGGCGAGTTTCTCGCCTCGATCACGAATGGCTGATCGTGTCGGCCGTTCGCAATGTGCGCGGGCTCAAGTCCGGCGCCGATGCGCGGGTCGAAGCCGGCGAACTGTCGGCCCGAGCAGGCGCCGCCGTGATGGGGTTTCGCCCCCCCAACGTCGCCGGGCCGATGCGCCTGGCACCGTCGCCGGGGTCGGGCTACAGCCAGGCCGGCTATCTCTACTTGCCGCTCGCCTTCCTGGTGGAGTCGGTTTTCCAAAGCGCTGAATATTTCAAAGGAGCCTGACATGGCCATCGAAGTCACCAAGCAAATCTACAAACCGTCCATGACCGTGGGACAGGTCTACGCACGCGTCTATGGTTCCACCGCGCTGCCGCTGCCGGTCGGTAACGTCTTGGAGCTGGCCCTGGAGCATTCCGAGGACGTGCAGACCCAGGAGGACATGACGCGCCTGGGTGGCGGCACACACGCCGAAGTACGCCGCGTCAAAGAAGTGAAGATCAAAGCCAAGTTCGCCGACCTGAACGTCGTCAACATGGCGCGCAGCATCTTCGGCACGGTGGAGTCGATTGGCGCCGGCACCGTGGAGGCCCAGCCTTTCATCGCCCAGCGCGGCGGACTTCTGCCGATCGCGCACATCAGTCCCACTGGGGTGGTGATCAAGAAAGGCGCCGACGCGGCCAACGCGACCGCTGTGCCCATGGCCGGCAACTACGAAGTACGCCCCGAGGGCATCCTGCTGCTGGCGGATGCATCAGGCATAGCCGACTCGGACAAGCTCTGGGTCGACTACAGCTATGGGGCCTATGCGGCGATCGAGGCCCTCACCGCCAAGGCCGTGGAGCTGAACCTGGTGTTCGGCGGCCTGAACGAGGCCGACAGTGGCAATCCGCAGGTCGTGGACATCTTCCGCGCAAGCCAGGGCATCACCAAGGCCCTGACGCTCATCGGCAAGGGCTTCAACGCGCTCGATGTCGAGGGGACGGTGCTGATGGACCCCACAAAAACGGGCGGGGGCATCAGCCGCTACTACCGTACCCGCATGGGCTGATCACCACCTTCCGGCATCCGGGCCGCCGCCGCTGCATAGGCGGTGTGCGGCCCATCTTCTTTTTCTTGTTCGCCTTTCCCCATGTCCAACGACAACAAGCTCGAATTCCAAGTCAGCATCAAGCGCGACGGCGTGGGCGAGCTCGCGCAGGACCTGACCAAGGTCGAGTCGAGTGCTGAGGGCGCAGGCAAGGCTGGCGCGCAAGCCGGTACCGCGCTCGACAGGCTTGAGGACGCGGCCAAGCAAGCAGGGACTGGGCTGGACCAACTGGCCGCAGCAGAGGGCAAGGCAGAGCAGCAAGGCGCGCAGCTCAGCGCGGGAGCGAGCACAGCAGGCCAAGGCATGGCCGCGATGGGCCAGACTGCGGCTCAAGCCGGCCAGGGCCTGGCAGAAGTGGGTGGTGCGGCAAATAATGCCGAAGGCGAACTGGCCGGACTGCGTAAAGCGGTGGATGCCAAGACGCAGGCCATCAAGGCGGGACTGCAGGTCGAGCAAAGCGAGATCGAGCTGCAGCGGCAGCACCTGGCTGCCACCCGTGCCGAGCAGCAGGCGCGCCTACAGGCGGCCCAGGCCCAGGGCGATGAGGCTGCGGCAACGCAGGCGGGCAATGCCCTGCGCCAGATCGAGTCCGATCAGTTGGCACTCGTAGCGCGCTCCAAAGGCGCGGAAGCCTCGGCCATCCAGCAAACGACGGATGCCCGGCGCGAGCTGCTCGCTGCCGTGGGGCCGCTCACCGCAGCGCAGACACAAGAGCTTCAGGTCGCAGAGAACCTGGCCAGCGCCTTGCGCGTTGAGGGAGCCGCTGCCGACCAGGCCTCCCAGCGTGCACGAGAGCTGGCCAGCGCGTCCACCAAGGCTGGGAGCGAACTCGATGAACTGCGAAAGGCGGTGGATGCCAAAACGCAGGCCATCAAGACGGGGTTGCAGGTCGAGCAAAGCGAGATCGAACTGCAGAGGCAGCACCTGGCCGCAGCGAAAGCCGAGCAGCAGGCGCGCCTGCAGGCGGCCCAGGCTCAGGGCGACGAAGCGGCTGCCACGCGGGCCGGCAATGCTCTTCGCCAGATTGAGTCTGACCAGCTTGGTCTCGTAGCACGCGCCAAACGAGCGGAAGCTACGGCAATCCAGCGGGCTACAGATGCGCGGCGCGAGGAACTAGCCGCTGTGGGGCCGTTGACTGCGGCACAAGAGAAGGAGTTCCAGGCTGCCGAGAACCTCGCCAAAGCTCTTCGTGTCGAGGCAGCTGCTGCCGATCAGGCTCGCAACGTGCGCGCGAACTGGGCGCCACTCACCAGCGTACTGCCGCGACGGCTGATCAATTGGGCGGACGGGTTGCGAGCCTGACGCGACTTTTGGGTGAAATGGCGGCTGCGCTGGGAGCTGCTTTCACCTTCCGCGAGATGGTCACCGCTGCTGCACAGATGGAGCAGTTGCGCAGCGGCCTGGCGGCAGTCACTGGTGATGCCGAAAAAGCCGGGCAAGAGCTGGAGTTCGTCCGCGTCGTGGCGTCGCGTATTGGCTCGGACGTCACCGAGGTCGGTAAGGCGTTCCTGGGGCTATCTGCCGCAACGCGTGGCACAGCGGTCGAAGGAGAGCCGACGCGGCAGGTGTTTGAAGCCGTGGCAGCAGCTATGGGCAAGGCGGGAAAGTCGAGCGCAGAAACCGGAAACGCGCTGATGGCCTTGTCGCAGATGGCGAGCAAGGGCGTTGTGCAGTCCGAAGAGCTGCGCGGCCAGCTCGGTGAAGCCCTGCCTGGCGCGCTGAACGCTGCCGCCAAGGGCCTGGGCCTGACGACCGCCGAGATGATGAAACTGGTGGAAGAGGGCAAGATCACCGCTCAGGACATCTTCCCGGCTCTGGCAAAAGGCCTAAACGAGCTGTATGGCGGTGCTCCGCAAGCGCAGACGCTGAGCCAAGAGTTCGTGAACGTCAAGAACGCCGCTGTCGATATGTCTGATCGTATTGGACAAGCAGGCGGCCTGCGTGTGCTGAAAGTGGGCGCGGAGTTGGCGCAAGCGGCCATCCTTATGCTGGGCGAGGGATTGGTCACAACAGGTCAGAAGATTGGCGTGCTCATGGGCGCGCTGGCAACGCTGGACTTCAAGGGAGTCAAACAGGCACTTGCGGACATCGAAGCCGAGAGCCGCGACAAGCTGCTCAAGGCTGCCCAGCACAACGGCGTGCTACGAGACGCCATCATGGTGCTGGGGTCGGAGGCGGAGAAGACCGCACTCGCGCAACGGGAGCAAGCCCAGGCAACGATGTCCTCGGCCGCTGCAGCCAACCAGGCGAGTCCATCCTGGGTGAAGCTGCAGAGCGACTATGGCAAGGTCACGGAGTCCATCCGCGAGCAGATTGCGGAGACTGACAAGAGCGTCATTGCCCGCAATGCTGAAGGCAAGGCAGCGGTTGCGCTCGCAGAAGCCTTTGGAACAGAACGCGAGCAGCGGGCCGCGCAAGTCAAAGCAGCCGAGGACAATGCGACCGCTCTGAACAAGCTCGCCGCCCTGAAGGCGACAGAGCTGGCCGTGATGAAAGCAGAGCTGGAAGCCTTGCAGACGCTTTACAAGGAGAAAGCCAACCAATCTCCAGAGCGCAAGAAGGAGCTGGAGGAACTGCAAAAGAAGATCGACCTCCGGCAGCAGGACACGGACAAAGCCGTCGCACAAGCCCAGGCATCACGCCTGGCTGTAGAGCAAGCGAAGGCCGAAGCCGAAGCAAACAAAGACAACAGCAAGCGCGTCATCGAGCTGCGTGAAGCATGGGAGCGTGCTCGCCAGGAGCTGGAGCGTGTCCGTGCCGCAAAGGCAGCGGGCAAGGCCACCACGGAGGAACTCGAAAAAGCCGAGCTGGCAGCAGGCAAGGCAGCGTATGTGTACCGCGATGCGTTGCAGGATCAGCTCAAGACCATTGAGGCCAAGCGCAACCTGGCGCAGGCAGACATTGATGTGCAGTCGGCGACCGTGCGCGTCGCCATCGAGCAGCAGAAGGCGATCTATGAGGTCGCCAAGGCCAGGGGCGACGAGCGCACGGCCATGGCCGCGCAAAACGAGATCCGCCGCCTTGAGATCGAGCTGCTCACGCTGTCGGCCCAGGCCAAGCGTCTGGAAGCCGAGGCGGCCATTGCTGCGGCCCAGGCCAAAAAGGCCGAACTGATTGCCTCGGGCGAGTACACCGGGGCCAAGAAACTGGAGATCGAGGCCGCGATCAAGTCGGCAGAAGTCAAGCGCAAAGAGGCCGATATCGCAGATATCACAGCAAACAAGCTGCGCAATCTCGCGCGGGTCCAAGGCGACCTCAAGAGCTCGGCGGACAAGGCGACTGACTCTATCAACAGCCAGGCAGATGCCATGGAGCGCTTGGGCGATGGTGTGCAGAAGGTGGGCTCCGGCTACCGCAACAAAGATGGCTTCACGTCCGACGCCAAGGGAAACGTCCAGTCGCAGTTCCAGTGGACGCGCGCATCGATCATCGACTACCTCAAGCAGGCCGGACTGGATGAGAAGGTGGCTGCGGAGCTGTCCAAGCAGTTTCTGGACGCCAACGGCAATGTGCCCTACGAAGCCTCGGATGTGCAAAAGAAATGGGGCGGCACCTACGGCACGCTTGCGACAGCACTGGGCAAGATGGCCGAGTACTACAAGTACGACGACTCCGGCAAGCACGAAGCCGCGTACATGCTTGAGCAAGCCGCCGGCAAAGACAAGCCCACGAAGCCCGCACCTGGTCCATCGCCCGCCCCCGGCCCTGCACCCGCACCTGGTCCAGCACCATCCCCTGGCCAAGGTGGCGATACGTACATCAACAACATCACGATCAACGGCGTGGAGCCTGGGGTTTCTTGAGCGGCACGACGAGCCACACAAGCAAGCAGAGTGCAGACACTGAGGTCGACCTCATGCGCAAGCTGGTCCAGGCGAAGGGAGTGGCCCAATGATCACGCTCACCCGCGCCGGCACCTCGCTGGATCTGTCGGATCGTTTGATCTGGACCGACGAATACGCATGGAGCCCCGCTGTCACGGAGACGCGCTACAGCACAAGTGGCGCGCTGCATGTGCACGTCGGCCTGCGACAAGCAGGACGGCCGATCACGCTCGATGGCCGCGATTCCCAGGCATGGATCTCGCGTGCTTTGTGCGATCAGCTCAGGACCTGGCAGGCGCTGCCTGGCGCCACCTTCCAGCTCATCGTGCGCGGCGCGCCGCGCGCCGTGCTGTTCCTGGAGTTTCAGGCGAGCCCAATCTGGCGCCTGCTCGACGGTGAGCACACCGCCGAACTGCAGTACGTGCCCTCGTTCAAGTTTTTGGAGGTTTGAACCATGCCCCTGCTCGCAGGCGACATCCGTTTTGCACGCTCGGCGAACATGGCCGACGTATCCGAGGGCGGCGGTCCGCCGTCTTCCCAACTGCTCACATCGGGCCGCTCGAACGAGATTTTCCCGGACATTTCCGAAGAGACCAGGACCACCGGACGCGTCGAGATTTATCAGGTTTTCGGCGTGCTCAGGAATACGGACCGCACGCCATTTATGGGCTGCAATGTGATCCTGGCCGAGCCACCGGCAGACCCCAATGTGTCGGTCACGCTGTTGTCGCTCAAGAGCCCCTTTGCGACGCGTGCCGATATCGCAAAGCGCATCGAATCCGGCATGGCTGCCGGCAGTGAGTTCTCTGGCTACTTGCTTGAGAACCACTACACGACGATGCGCAGCATCCAGATTTTCCAGCGGCCGGGCATGCCGCCCCCGTCAATCGGGCGCACCTTCGTCCTGGTCTACAACGAGGGCCAGGCCGGCGAGCGCCGGCAGCGCATCCGCATCAAAGCGACGGACACGGTGACTCGCATGTTCACCGAGACTTCGGGCGGCTCACTGGTGGATTTCCTGGCCCAGGTCACGACATGCGAGCTGTTCGACGGCCTGCTCTACGACTTCCCGGGCTCCCCTGCAGCGCGTACCTTCGCGCGGGCTGCTGGCAAGACGCTGACGCGCGAAACGGTCTACAGCGACTCGGGACTCTTCTACAGCGCCACGCGCCTGACGACCGCCACACAGATCAATGATGCCTGGCTCCAGCTCGCAAGCATCTACACGCAGGTCGTACCCAACAGCCGCAGCGAGGTGGCCTCGGTCGACCAGATGCCGGCCGCGCGCCGCACGATCTTGCTCGCAGAGGCACCGCGCCGCATAGAGGTCGGCATCACGCCTCATACCCAACGCTACAAGATCCAGGAAGAGAACGCAGGTCTCACTTTCGTGTGGCAGTGCACGCCGCTGCCTGAGCCCGGCACTGTTTTCATCGACTATTGGTCCCTGGGCCAGCGCTACACGCTGACGGACGATGGCACCGGCAAACTGGTGGGCGCAGGCGGCGGCGCGGTCAACTATTTGACGGGCAGCATCAGCGCCACGCTCAAGTCCATCCCCGATATCGGCAGCTCCATCGCGCTGACCCATGGTGCCCGCGTGTCGTACACGAACCGTGCGAATCAGGGCGCTGCTATCCGCCCCCCGGAGTACTGTTGGGTCGTGGGTGGCCAGGACGAAGCCACAAAGTACGACCGGATTGTGCCGGGCACCCTGGTCGTCAAGTACACAAGCGGCGGCGTGGTGCGGACAGTCACAGAAGCCGGCGCGGGCAAGCTCGCGGGCGACGCTACGGGCGTCGTGGACTACCACAGCCGCACGGTGCTGCTGCGGCCAAGCTTCATGCCAGACCCCGGCGCGGAGCTGCAGGTCGATTGCCAGCTCGAAACCCTGGTCACCGAGTTCATCAATGCCGGGCCCGACGCTACAGGGATTGCGGCTTTCAGCCTGGCGCAGCAGCCTGCGGCCGGGACGTTGCAAATCGAGTGGTGCGTTGCGCGTGCGGTGAGCCAGACCGCAGGCGGCAACTTGACAACCACGACGTCGAGCAAGACCGCTGACGTGAACTACATCTTCAAAGCGACGCCGGAATGGCAAGAGCCGCAGTCGCCCGGTCAAAACATCGCCATTCGTGCAGCATACGTATAGGACGCCCCATGGCCTACGAAATGATCTCCCGACCGGTTGCGGTCACGACCACCAACGGCAGCAGCGCGAGCCTGTCCGAGCAGAGCGGCACCACCGCCGACAACCGCCTTGTCTCGATCAAGACGGTGACCGATGACGGCGCCGGCCGCTTCGCTGCGGCCCTGGGCACCGTGGATTACGCGGGCAGACAGGTCTCGCTCAAGATGATCGAGTTCGGCCGCAAGACGGAGTCCTACCGCAGCGACTACGAGGACTCCAAACAGTTCTCGCGGGCGGTGGGCGATGGCTCGGGCGTCTGGCAGGACAACGGCAAGAAGGGCGGCGAATATGGGACCGCAAGCGTCGGCGAGGAGATGCTCGGGGGCTCCAGCATCGTCGCGCGGTACCGGGTCGGTGCCGGCGTGCCCCGCAGCCACAGCGAGACCTACAAGCCCGCAGAAGTCACCATGGACCTGTGCCCTTACACCTCACAGCGCGTCGTTCCAGGTTCGGTGCAGTTTCGCTGGATGGGCCAGACCTATGTCGATTTCGAGGGCGTGATCTATCGCGGCCGCACGGATACCGACCCGGGCGTTGCCAGCGGCAAGATCGACTATGCGGCTGGCACAGTGGGCATGTATGACTATGTCGTTGGCGGGTCCGGCGCCACGGATTTCCAACTGCAGAGCCTGTGGACGCAAGCGGGGCAGTGGTCCACGGCCAGCGTGTTCTTCAATACCGATGCGGCCCCACTGCGCGCGGGCGCGGGCGGTTTTGTGTTGACCGTGGTCGACACGCGCGGCAACACGTTGACCGCGAACGTCGATGCGCAGGGCAACATCACAGGCTCGCACATGTGGGGCCGCGTGGATTTCTCCCGTGGCGGCGTGCAACTGATGTTCGGCGACTTCGTGCTCGACTCCAATCTCTCGGCAGAGGACAAGTCCGAGTGGTGGTACAGCGCTGCAGATGTGAGTGCCGTGCAGCCTGGCCGCATCTGGCGGCCGTGGCCCGTGGACCCAACCACGCTGCGCTACAGCGCCGTGAGCTACATCTATCTGCCGGTCGACGTGACCCTCATGGGCATCGACCCCGCAGCGCTGCCCTCGGACGGCCGCGTCGCATTCGCGCGGCCGGGCGACACCTGCGTCATCGGCATCACGCATGGCGGCGTCCAATTTGTACCCGAGGTGGGTCAGACGTTCAATCTGGGCCATCAGCGTTTGTCGTTCGTCCAGGTGCTGGACGCGGCTACGGACGCGGAGATCCGCACGGGCTACACGGCTGATCTCGACGCCGGCACCGTCAAATTCACTGACCTCGCCGGCTACCCGGCAGCGGTCAAGGTCATCGGCCGCACAGAGGTCTACCGCCAGATCGCGGAGGTGCGGATCGACGGCAAAGTCAAGCTCACACAGCCCGTGGGCTATGCCTTCCCGGCCGGGGCCGTGTTCAGCACGGCGCTGCGCTTCGGTGACCGCTTCGCCCGCGTCTCCCGCGTGTACGACCAGGCGTCCTGGAACGGCACGACCTGGTATGACGGTGTCGACCCCAACAAGGGAGAGGCCGCGGCAACCTACCGGCACAACGATTTCCCGATTGAGGTCTCGAACCTGGGCGCCATCACAGAGCGCTGGGCGCTGCGTATCCGCCAGGACGGGAGCACGTTCGACCTGATTGGCCAGCACCTGGGCCAGATCGCCAGCGGCAGCATCAACGCGGACTTCGCGCCGCTCAACGCTGCGGCGGGTGCGCCCTACATGCGCATACGCACCGAAGGCTGGGGCGCAGGGTGGGTCGGGGGCAACGTGGTGTTCATCGACACCATCGGCGCCGAAGCCGCCATCGACATGGTCCGCTGCACACAGCCGTCGAGCCCGGCAGGCATTGATGACCGCTGTTGGATCGTGCAGCGCGGTGACGTGGGCCGCGCGCCCGAGGCTTCGTTTTAAAAATCTATAGAGAGCACACACATGGCATCCCCTGTCGATACCTCCGTCAAGCACTTCCTCAGTTCAATGACCGGCGCCCCGGCGCTGAGTGGCACCGTGGGCTCGTACATCGCCCTGCTCGACGCGCTGCTGGTGACCGGCTTTGACACGAAGACGCTCACGTCGCTGACCGTCGCGGGCGGCGTCGCCACGGCCGCGTTCTCCGGGCAGCACAGCGCTATCGTTGATTCCGTGATCCTCGTCGCCGGCGTGGCCGGTGGACCGGCCGGATGGGCAGGGCTCAACGGAGAGCAAAAAGTCACGGCCACGGGCCTCGGCGTGGTGCGCTTTGCGACGACGCTGCCCGATGGCACGTACACGGGAACGATCACGATCAAGATGGCGCCGGCTGGCTGGTCCAAGGCCTTTGCCGGCACCAACGTCGCCGTGTACCAGAGCACGGACCGCAGTCGAGCAAGATGCTGCTGCGGGTCGATGACACAAGCGCCATGTGGGCGCGCGTGCGCGGGTTCGAGGCTATGCAAGATGCAAACACGGGCACAGGCTTGTTTCCACTCGATAGCCAGCAAAGCGGCGGCGGCTACTGGCCGAAGGCAAGCACGGCCAACAGCAATCCTGTGGGCTGGGCTTTCGCGGCAGACAGTCGATTCTTTTACATCTCAACGCTGCCAGGCACTGCCAACGCTGCAAATCGGCAGATCGGGAATATCCGCGCGTTCGGTGATCCTGTCGTAACACGGCCATCGGGCGATGCATACGCTTGCTTGCTCAACTACTCAACTTCAGGCACCAGCTACTCCCAGTACGACAACTGCTTGTCTTCCACTTCGGCCGGGATTTCTGCGTGCGCGCGCGCGTACTCGGGGCTTGGGTCGTGCGTGCTGCACAAGCTCAATGTGTGGGGAGCGGGGGGTGTCTCGCCTACCCAAATTAGCGGCATCACCAACGTTCACGGTGCATTTCCAAACCCCATCGATGGCGGCCTCTACCTGACGCGACGCGTCATCTCTACTACTGACAACTACTTGCCAAGGGCGGAGATCCCAGGGTCCTATCAAATGCTGCAGTCCGCCGGCTACGACAGCTTCCGCTATGGCGACAAGGTTCCCGGCACGGGTGCGCTCACTGGAAAAACTCTGGTAGCAGTGCACGGCGCGGGCGGCAGCAACTTCGACAACACCTCTTCGAGCGGCAACACTAGCGTCTTGTTCATTGACGTGACCGGGCCTTGGCGCTGACACCATGGCAGCACATCGCTACTGGCGCGCCTGGGGCATGGAGCCCTACGACAACGGCGCGGTGATCGAACTGACAGAGTTCCAGCTTCTCGCCGGAACAACGCGCGTGGATGCTTCAGCCACGCTCACGGCAAGCAACGGCGCCAACGTCGCCGCGCTGTCAGATGGTTCGGCTGTCTCGTCGGTCAGCCTGCCGCGCGGGGTGACGTTGATCTGGGATTTTGGAGCGTCGCCGCAGGACGTGACAGACATCCGCCTCGGCTCGTCTGCCAACCCGCTGCGCTTTTCTCTCATGGCGACCCTGCAATGGTCCGACGATGGCGCGCTGTGGACCACTGCATGCAGCTACTGGGGTATCGCATGGCCCGGCCCGCGAGCCCTGACTGCAAGCGCCATGGGCTTTCCGCGCACGCCAACCAACGAGGCTGTGCAATTGCTCATCGACTTTGAAGCAGATACTTCGGTGCCACGCAACCTGGCGTTCGGTGGTGCTCAACTTGTCCAGTACGGCGGCTCGTCAGCTGCCCGCAGCACTGCACAAGCCCGGTTCGGCGCAGCTTCATGGTTCGCAGGCAACGATACAAGCCGCATCCAGGTCGACGGATTCAGCTATGGAGGCGGGGACTTCACGCTACAAGCATGGTCGTACTTCACGGGGCCGACAGCAACCACCTGGTCGCACTTGCTTCAGCTCGGCTCTGACCTCAACAATCGGGCCAACATCGGCGTCTATAACGGCAAGTACGTGCTGTATGCGACCAACGGTTCGGCAACGCTCAATCCTGGTACCGGGCGGGCCGTGCAGCCCAACACCTGGGTGCACCTTGCGCTCGTCCGTGCGGGATCGATATACACGATGTTCGTGGACGGCGAAGCGGCTTTTACCGGGTCGAGTCCGGCAGGGCCTGCGGCGTTTGCCAGCGGCAGCATCGCGCTCGGTATGCAGCAGTTCAATGGCGTTTCTTCGGACCGATGGCTCGGCTGGATCGACGATGTCTGCTTCAGCCCCCGCGCAGAGTACACGGGGCCGTTCGCTGTGCCTTCATTGCCTCTCAGCGCCCAGGCATCGACCATCTTGCTCAACCGCGTCGCAGGCCGAGCCTTGTCTTCCGGGTTTGTCGTAGCTTCACCTGGCGGCGCTATGCCACCGACTGGCGAAACTCTCCTCGGGCTTGTAGGCAAGTCCAGGACCAACTATTTGTTCGACAGGGCAGCCAACGGCCGCATTCGTGGCACGGTCGAGCGCGATGCGTCGCCTGCAGACGTGCCGCTGCGCCGGCGCGTGACACTGCTCCGCGACATCGATCTGATGGTCGTGCAGCAGCAGTGGAGCGACGCAGCGACCGGGGCCTACGACTTCCAGTACATCGAGACCGAACACGCTTACACGGTCATCGCCCACGACTACGAGCACAACTACCGCGCGGTCATCGCCGACAACCTGAGCCTGGTCACGGGCGGAATGGAGCTGATGCCATGAGCGCGCCAGCCAGCGATTGGGAGATCACGCAAACGACGGCCTTGGCGCAACTGGCTGCGATGCTGACACGCGCAGACACCGGGCCAGGCCGGGCCAGCTTGGCGCTTTTCTCGACAGCCAGGCCGGCGCTGATTACGGACCCGCATGCGGATGCGCCCCAGGCCGAGATCGTCCTGGCCAAGCCCAGCGGCGCGATCATCGGCAGCAGTTTGGTGCTCTATGTTGAGACGCCTGCAGGCGCCATGGTGCAGTCCAACGGCCTCCCGCGCTGGGCAGAGTGGCGCGCGGCAGATGGCGCCGTGCTGGCGCGCTGCGACGTCACAGACATGGACCACGGTGGCGGACTGCGGGTCATCGGCGGCGCTACGCCAGAGGGCGAGACTTCGCCCATGCTCTACACGGGCGGCCTGGTCCAGCTCGGCATTGTGGCCCTGTCATGACGGACAGCAACAGGCTGCTCTTTCGTTCAGCGCCGCACACGGGCAGTCCCGTGCCCCTGGTGTTCGGGCGCGACGATGGAAGCACGCCGCCGCCCGTCACCGTTGATGGCGGCGGTCGTATTACGGGCCTGCGCGGCCACATCCGCGCCCGCTTGGCAGTCCGCGCCTTTGGGGTCGGTCGCGTGACTGGCTTGCGCGGGCACATTCGCACGCAGTGGGATGCCAACGTGAGCCGCACTACGCGGGCCGGGCTTGCGACGGACTGGCAGACGGCTGTGCCCCTCGCGCAAGCGCTGGAGGCGGCATGGCAGGAGACCGTCCAACTGCGCGTCGCGTGCGCAAGCGCCTGGCAGCGTGGCGACGGCCTGCGGGCGGGCGAGATGGCTACGTGGCATGAAACGCTGCGCATGCGTGGGGCCGTGGCGAGTGCATGGCAAGAGGGCGAGGCCCGGCGCGCGGCGGTTTACACCGCCTGGCATGAGACCCTGCGCGTGCGTGCTGGCAGCGTTAGCGCCTGGCAGCAGGGCGAGATGCTGCGCGGCAGCCTGGTCGCTGAGTACCAGGAAGCGCTGCGCCTGCGCGCGGCCGTTGCGGGCAACTGGCAAGAGGCCGTGCCACGTTCCGAGTGGCTGCGCACCGGCTTCGGCGACGCGGAGCGCTGGCGCATCGTTCTGGATGTTCATTGGCAGGAGGCCATCCGGCCCGCGTCAGGCGAGAGCCCGGTTGTCGTGCCCCCTGGCAAGAGGCCGTGCTACGTGCCCAGCTCGCCCGTGCGCCTGCTGTTCCGGCTGCCGGCAGTCAGCGGCCGGCCGACGCGCCTGGTCTTCATCTGCGAGGACCGCAACACCCCAACGCCCGGCATTGTTGTGCCGCCCAGAAGGACCTACATCGTGATCAACTCCGTCGAGATCCGGCGCGCGGACGCCCTGGCTGGCGACCCGCTGCCGAGTGAAAGCTTCCAGATGTCGCTCAACCGGCAGTCGTGGACCTGGACGTTTTCGGCCAGCTTCCACGCCTCGGCGCGCGATGCGCTCATGCCAGGCTCGGGCGGCCAGCCCGTCGAGCTGGAGGTGCGCGTGAACGGCCAGCCCTTCCGGCTGCAGGGCGAGCGCATCGGCCGCCGCAAGCGGTTTCCCGAGCACCTTGTCACTGTCTCGGGCCGGGGCAAAGCCGCGCTGCTGGACGCGCCGCATGCGCCCGTGCAGACGTTCACGCACACGCTGGACCGCACGGCGCAGCAGCTCATGAGCGAGGTGCTCACCGTCAATGGCGTGGGCTTTGGGTGGGCGGTGGATTTCCAGCTCACGGACTGGCTTGTTCCAGGTGGTGCCTGGATGCACCAGGCACCTACATCAGCGCGTTGACCGATATCGCAACCAGCGTGGGCGGCTACCTGCAGCCGCACGACACTGCCCCCGTCTTGCATGCGCTGCCGGCGTGGCCTCTGCCCTGGTGGCGCTGGGCCGAGCTGGTACCGGACATCGACTTGCCCGAGGGCATTGCCGAGGTCGACGAGACCGAGGTCATCGACGTGCCCGATTACAACCGCATATTCGTCGCAGGCGAAGCGGGCGGCGTGATGGGTGACCTGACCCGCACCGGCACGGCCGGCGACGTGCTCAAACAGCCCATGGCCGTGCATCCTCTGATCACGACCATTGGAGCCGCCAAAGCCCGCGCGATTGCCGAGCTGGCTGAATCCGGCCGCCAGCTCAAGCACAAGATGACACTGCCGGTGCTTGCAGAAACCGGCGTGATCAAGCCTGGCCGCGTGCTGCGCTATTACGACGACGCCGGCACGCGACGTCTGGGCATCGTGCGTGGCACGTCGATCTCGCAGCAGTACCCGGCTTTGACGCAGGCGCTGGAGGTCGACAGCCATGTCTAACCTCTACCTGCAGCTCAAAGAAATCCTCGCTCCAGGCCGAGTGCAAATTGGGGAGGTCGTCGCGTATGCCGAGGGCATTGCCACGGTGCATTTGCCCGGAGCCGGCCAGATTCGTGCAAAAGGGCAAGCAACAGTGGGCGGAAAGGTGTTCGTCCAGGAAGGAGTGATACAGGGGCCAGCGCCCGACCTGCCCGTATATGTAGACGTGATCTAAAAAAAGACGGGCGACCCGGCCAGGTGCTGTAACACCAGGCTAGGCCCCAACCTGCAGAACGTACCTGCAAGCCGGCAAGGCCCGCCACTCTCGCGAGACGCGCCGAGCCTACCAGAGTTTCCGTATGGGAAAGAGGCTTGCAATGGAAGAAATACGGTGCGGCTCCTGCCGCCGCAAGCTGGGCGAAGGGGTTTTCTCCCGCCTGGTCATCAAGTGCCCCAGGTGTGGGGCATTCAATCAGCTGAGCGCCGAGAGCGCCACACCAGAGCCCCTCAGAGGGCCTACAGCTGAGATAAATGACAAACCCAATAGTCCCCTGGATCGGCGGCAAGCGCCGCCTCGTCGACCTGCTGCTCAAGAGGTTTCCCCACCATAGCTGCTACGTCGAACTCTTCGCGGGTGGCGCGGCCGTCTACTTTGCCCGCCACCCCGCCGACGTTGAAGTCCTCAACGATGTCAATGGCGACTTGGTCAACCTGTACCGGGTTGTCACCCACCACTTGGAGGAGTTCGTCAGGCAATTCAAATGGGCACTGACGAGCCGGCAAGTCTTCAAGTGGCTCCAGGAGACCAGGCCGGAGACGCTCACGGATGTGCAGCGCGCAGCCCGGTTCTTCTACCTGCAGCAGCTCTCGTTCGGGGGGAAGGTCAGCGGCCAGACCTTTGGCACCGCGACTACAGCCCCGGCGATCAACCTACTGCGCATCGAAGAAACGCTGTCAGCAGCGCATTTGCGCCTTGCGGGCGGCACATACGTCGAGCAGCTCGACTGGTCCGCCTGCATTGACCGCTACGACCGGCCGCACACCCTGTTCTATGCCGACCCGCCTTACTGGGAGACCGAGGGCTATGGCGTGCCATTTCCCTGGGAGCAGTACGAGTTGATGGCAGCCAGGCTCAAGACGATCAAGGGCAAGGCAGTGGTCAGCATCAACGACCACCCCGAGATCCGTGAGTGCTTCAAGGACTTCGACATGGAAGCTCTCAAGCTGGACTACACCGTGGGGGGCGGGGCAAATCGCGTGGAACGCGCCGAACTGGTGATCTACAGTTGGGACCGGAAGGCCGAGCCTGCTGGGCTGTTTTGATGCGGCTCAGAATGCGCTGGAACCAAGCGGCGGAACTGCGAGATCCACTTCGGCCTGTACCGCAGCCATAGCCCGGTATACCGCTGCTGTCATCTCTGGGGAGGCCCCTGCGCACGATATCGTCCAGTTCGTGTCCGCCACGTTTTGTCCTGGCGGCAAGGGCTGCACTGAGATATAGGGAATGTCCGCGAGCATTCCGTCGAGCGCGCTGTCCACGTAGAGTCGCTGGTGGATGCTCTCCCGTATCTCGTCTGCTGTTTGCATTCTCCTGGGCATGGTCCTCTCCGTTTTTGTGAGGTACATATCATGCACGCGAAGGCATCGCAGGACGCGCTTTCAGAAATTTCTTTGCACCCTCAGAAACGTCGCTCTTGGGCATTTATCTCACGTGGGGCGCCGCATTTATCGCGGCGCGCTTCATGCTGCGCAGCGGCGAGGCCGACATCGGCGTGGCCACCGAGGCGCTGGCCGGCTATGAAGGCCTGGTCGCGCTGCCCTGCTACCGCTGGACGCACGGCGTGGTCGTGCCGCCCGGCCACCCGCTGCTGCAGTCGCAGCAGGCGCTGACGCTGGAGGCGCTGTCGCGCTTTCCCATCATCACCTACGAGCAGGGCTATACGGGCCGCGCCCACATCGACGAGGCCTTTGCGCGCGAGGGCCTGGAGCCCGACGTGGTGCTCACGGCCATGGACGCCGACGTGATCAAGACCTATGTGGAGCTGGACATGGGCGTGGGCATCGTCGCCTCGGTGGCGCTGGATGCCGAGCGCGACCAGGGCCTGCGCACGCTGGACGCCGGCCACCTGTTCGAGGTCAACACCACGCGGCTGGGCCTGCGCAAGGGCGCCTGGCTGCGCGGCTATGCCTATGCCTTCATCGAGACCTTCGTGCCCACGCTGACGCGCGAGGTGGTCGAGCAGGCCGTGCGCCAGGGCGTGGAGCCCGAGTAG